CGTACAGCACATGCTCGGCAGTCCTATGCCCGCCGTCGGCCATGGCAAGAATCAGGCTGATCTTGGAGCACATCTCCCATGACCGGCGCGTGATGGCCTCCATGCCGGTGGTTTCCCGGTGCTTCTCGCCAAGCCGCCAGAAGTGCTCATACGCCTCTTCCAGCAGCTCAGACGCCTCCGCCGATGTGGTGACATCAACCGGGGCACCTTGACGCTCTACGCGGCCCGTAGCGGGCTGGGAGTGCCCGCCGTAGTGCAGGGTGTTGAGCCGCATGACGATGGTGTCGTCAATGTCTGGCTTCACAAAACCCTCTTTCTTGCGCGGGTTCGTGTCGGCTTCGCGCAGGATCAGGGCACGGGCCACAAAGCCGTTTTTGACGTTCTCGGGCGTCACGGTCGAATCGAACGTGTCCGGCGTGGTGGTGCCCATGAGCGACAGATACGGGTCAATGATGCCCATGTCCGCGTCCTTGATCTGCTGAGTGACCTGTTCAATCTCGGCCTCGATCTCAGACGGCACTCCGTCGCCATTGTCCAGCCGCTTGTGCAGCTTGGCGATGTAGTCTTTGAGGCTGGTTTTGATCTCCTCTTTTAAGTCGCCCGTGATGGTCAAGATGCCCACGGCCTTGGAGTAGATTTCCATCAGCGCCCCGATGACGCCGGTCAGGTAGATCGCCCCGCCGCCCTTGCTGGCCTGCGCGATCTTCTGGAGCATGATCCCGATCTCGTCCACCAAGTAGTAAGCGGCCTGATGGCGCAACAGGTTGCGGTAGATTTCCTGCTCGGACTTGATCTTGCCGTGCATGGCCTGGCTGATTCCGATGCGGGCGAATAGCTTAGTCACAGCCTGGAAAACCGACTCCTTGCCCGTGCCAGAACCCGCCACCGCAAACACCATGAGATTGAGCCCCAAGCCGTCGCGGGCGTCACGGTGACGCAGCCCACCAATGCAAGACAGGGCATAGAGGGTCGCGCCTGCGGCTAGGGTCTGCTTGGGGTAAAGGCACTGACCTTCGATCCAGCGGTACAAGCGCCCAGCGAAGCCAGGCATGTCCCACGGCTTGATGCCCCGCGCACGCTCCACGATGCTGGCGGGCTGTGGTGCCGGGTCGTCAAAGTCCACGTCTGACTCAAACGTGACGGACTCGACGTAGCCGTGGGCCTTGGCGTGCATCATCAGCGTACCGATGGTCACATGCCGTGACGTTTTGCCAAAGCCGTGCCATCGGTGATCACAATCCCCCGCGCGGTAACGGGCAGTGTCTTTGGCGCTCATGGCTTCCCACAACGCAAGGCCAAGGTCGCTGCCCCCTGTGGTGTGGTGCAGCGCCATGCCGCATTCGATCCACTCCGCATAGGTCAGGCGCTCAACCTGCACCGCGCCAGCGATTTCGGCCAGTTCGCTTGCCGGTATGTCGCGCACCACGCCGTTCACAACGCCCGGGAAAATGTCGCGCTGTGCAATCTTCTCGACCAACTCAGCCGGCGGCTCTGCCGTATCAGCAGGCGAGCCACGCAACAGCCGATAGTCCATGCCCGAGGCATGCGGCGAACCGTAGCCCACCACAAAACCCGAAGTTTTGAAATCAAGGCCGGGGAACTCTGGCAGGTTCTGCCGGTAGGTGCGATCGTCGCCCGCAGGCAGCCGGAAATAGTAGTGCGCAGACTGCCCCCCTGAGCCCGTGCGCACCACGAATCGCGCCGCGTCACGGATGGACACACCAATGGTGCGCTCTAGTCGCTCGATGCTTTCTGCCCCGCCGTTGCGCTCGTCCAAATCCACGATCAGCCACCCGGACACCAGCACGCCCACGGCTGGGTGCAACTGCCCCATCATCCGCATGGCTTCGATCTGCTCGGCGTCCCACACGGGCGTGTGCTGCCACGCTCCGGCTATGGGGTGCTTGCCCACCGCCTTGCAGTCCACATGCCCGCACCCGCACCCAATGGCCCCGCCGCCGTGCTCCACGATCCGGTGCAGGGGCAGCACGCGGAAACCTGCCGCCATGTAACGGGCGTAGGGCAGCTGGGCTTCTTCCTCGGGGGTCAGTTCTTGTTCGTTGTCGTAGGTGTCACCCCACATCAGCGGCCCCCGGTCAGGTAGTCGCTCAAGCGCTTGATGGTTTCGTAGCTCGGGTTCGTGTTGTGCCCGGCAGCAATCAGCCATACCTGCTGCCGGTTCATCCCGACGCGCCGGGCGACTTCGGACAGGTTGCGGTCTTCAAGCCGTCGCTTGATTTCATCGAGCGTCAGTAGTGTTTGTGCGGTCATGCGGCCATCCTTAAAATTGACAGTTGACATTGTGCGAGTTGTCGCGCTACATTGTCAACACCAACAACGCGGCACGCAGGCCGCACCAACTGGAGAGCACACCATGAGCTTCTTAGCCAAAGCCACCAAGCCCGGAGCCAACCCGGCCCCGCCCATTGTCACAGTCGTGAGCCCCCCAGGCGCGGGAAAGACCTCGTTTGCCGGGTCGTTCCCCGGTGCGCTGTTCATCCAAGCCGAGAACGCCGGTACGGTGTTTGAGACTTGGGCCGAAGACGTGCAGCCCACCATGCTGCCGGTGCTGCCCAAGGCCGCCAAGGACGATGCAGGCAACATCACACAAAGCCCGTTCAAGGTGCTGATGGAGCAACTGCGCGAAGTCGTGACTGAAGACCACGGGTACAAGACGCTGGTCATTGACAGCGTGACTGCGCTGTCGCGCAAGCTCGAGCACGAAATCGCCCTGGCTGACGACGTGGCCACCGTGGCCGATGCAGCTGGAGGGTTTCACAAGGGCTACACGCAGCTGGCTGGCATGCACGCGGAAATCATCTACGCATGCGAAATGATCCGCAAGCGCAAAAACATGGCCGTGGTGTTTCTGGCGCACTCCGGCGTCGTCAAGGTCAAGAACCGCCCAGACGAGGGCGCAGAGTACACGGTCTACTCGCTGGATATGCACAAAGACAGCGCACAGGCGTACATCAGCAACAGTGACGCCGTCGTGTACATCAAGAAGGAGGAGTACATCCAGGGCGCAGAAAGCAACCGCAAGGGCCAAACGACGAAGTTTGGCCGCGCCATGCAGACCGGCGAGCGCGTGCTGATCACGTCAGGCGACGGGCTGGTGGGCTATGTGGCCGCGAAGTCTCGCTACCCAATGCCCGTTGAAATCCCGCTGCCACAAGGCGAGAATCCACTGTTGCAGTACATCCCATTTTTCCAACAAGCCGCTAACAAGTAAGGAGCAGGCATCATGAGTTTTTTCAAGACATCGACTGGCGAGGCCGTCCAATCCACGGGCACGTTTGAAAGCGGCGGCGGCAGCATGGCCCCCATCCCCGAGGGAACACAAGTCTTGGCGGCGACCGACGAAGCCAAGTGGGACGCCTACCAAGGCGAGGAATTTGTGGCGCTGCGCTGGTCGGTCATGCAGCCCGACGAGTACAAGAACCGCAAGATTTTCCAAAAGATCAAGGTCAACGACAGAGACCCCGCCAAACGCGACAAAGCTCTTGCCATGCTGGCCGCGATCGACACCAACGCGGGCGGCAAGTTGCAGGCGGCAGGCCGCAAGCCCACCGACCAAGAACTGGCCGCTGCGTTGATGAACCGCCCAATGGTGCTCAAGCTGGGCGTGTGGGAACTGGACGACAAGACCAAGAGCGGCAACTGGGTGCAGAAGGTTGCGCCGCGCAAGGGTGGGCAGCAAGCCGCGCCGGTTGCGCCGCCGCCAGCGCCGAAGCCCGTCATTGATGACGACAGCGACATCCCGTTCTGATTCACCAGCGGCGGCCCAGCGCCGCTTTTTTTCACGCAGGACAACACCATGTTCCAAGAACTCCAACGCACCGAAGAGTGGCACGCTAAACGCCGTGGCCGCATCACCGGCTCACAAGCTGGCGCACTGCTGGGCTTGTCCCCGTGGCAAACACAAGCCGAAGCCATCCGCGCGTGGGTCCGGCACGCCAAGGGCGCAGAGTCTGAAATCCCCGACAATCCCGCGTTCGCTTGGGGTCGCAGCCATGAACGCGCCGCGCAGCTTGCGCTGATGCGCCGTGAGAACCTGACCATCAACGATTGCGGGTTTTTGCCTTATGAGGACTGGCTCGGGGCAAGCCCTGACGGCCTGGCCGATGACGGGCGCGTGATCGAAATGAAGTGCCCGTTTGGGTGGCGCAACAAAGCAGAGCCCGAACCCAAGCCGCTGATCGACCAGCCGCACTACTACGCACAGGGGCAGATTGAAATCCTTTGCGCCAATGCCCCCGGAGCGGTGTTCGCGCAGTACCGGCCCGCGTTTGGTGATCCGTTTTCGGACAGCTACGCGCCCGAGTTTCTGCACGTAGAGCATGTTGCGCCCGACCAAGCCTGGCGCGACGAGTACATGCCCAAGCTTGCCGAACTGTGGCAGCGGTTGCAGCAAGAGCTAGACAACCCCGCCCACCTTGAGCCGCTGCGCGTCACGCTTGACAGCGACGAAGCCGCCCGCCTTGTGGAGTACATCAGCGAACTGGACGCCTCAATCGAGCAAGCCGAGCAAGCACGCAAGCAGGCACTTGCCGACTTGGTCAAGCTGGCAGACGGGAAGAACGCCGTGGTGTGCGGGCGAAACCTCACGCTGGTCAAGCGGGCCGGAGCGATCAGCTACGCCAAGGCGATCAAGGCGTTGTGCCCTGATGCTGACCTTGAGAAGTGGAGAGGCAAGGCGTCCGAGTATTGGCAGCTGGGGTGACGCATGAAACTACAGCCGCGTGACTACCAGCAAAACGCACATGATGCGGTGATCGAATGGTGGCGCACCACCACCGTGCCGTGCGTTGTGGAAGCAGCAACCGGGGCGGGCAAATCCCTGATCGTCGCCATGCTGGCCGAAACCCTGCACGGCTTGTCTGGCAAGCGGGTTCTGTGCCTTGCCCCATCGGCGGAGCTGGTGCAGCAAAACAGCGACAAGTTCAAGCCCTGCGGCGTGCCGTACTCAGTCTACAGCGCCAGCATCGCCAAATCGCTCAGAGGGCAAGTGATCTTTGCCACCGAAGGCACCTTCAAGACCCAGGCCAAGCGGCTGGGCGGGGAGTTCGCCGGGGTGATCGTGGACGAGTGCCACCGCATCACGCCCACGGTGAAACAGATCATTGCCGACATGCGAGAGGGTAACCCGAACCTGCGCGTGTGCGGCTTGAGCGCCACACCGTATCGGCTTGGTGACGGCTTCATTTTTGCGCAGGACAACAAGGGCCGCACCTTGCCGCCATCAATTGCTCGGGAGCCGTACTTCGGGCGCTTGGTCTACTACATCAACGCCCCTGAATTGATCGGTCGCGGCTACCTGACGCCGCCTGTTGTCGGCGCCATCAACGCGGGCCCATACGACACCAGCGGGCTTGTGTTGACCAGTGGGGGCACGTACAGCGCCGCAACGGTCGAACGTGCATTTGAGGGCTGGGGCCGCAAAACTGCGCAGATCGTTGACGACGTGTTGCAACAGTCCGTGGGGCGTCGTGGCGTCATGTGGTTTGCTGCGACCGTGCAGCACGCACAGGAGATCATGGCAAGCCTTGACCCGAACAACGCCCGAATGATTGGCGGGCAGATCAACACCAAGAAGGCAGAACGCGTCAAGATGGTGGCCGACTTCAAGGCACAGCGGTTTCGGCACTTGGTGAGCGTGGGCACCATGACCACGGGCGTGGACTTCACGCACTGTGACTGCATCGCTATCCTACGCGCCACCGAGTCGGTCAGCCTGCTTCAGCAGATCATCGGGCGGGGCCTGCGTTTGCACGATGGCAAGGCCGATTGCCTGGTGCTGGACTACGGCGGCAACATCGACAAGCACTGCCCGGATGGCGACCTTTTCCGGCCAGAGATCAAGGCGCAGTACCAGTCGGCATCGGATGGCACCATCGAAGCCGAATGCGAACAATGCGGCTACACCAACACCTTCAGCCCCCGGCCCAATGAAGGCGACTGGCCAATTGACAAGCAAGGCTACTTCACGGACCTTGACGGCAACCGCATCAAGAACAACGACGGCAAGGAAATTCCGGCGCACTTTGGGCGGCGCTGCTGTGGCGTGACTATTGGCAAGCGTGAGCCGGTGCGGTGTGGGTACTTTTGGTCATGCAAGATTTGCCCCCATTGTGAGGCGGACAACGACATTGCGGCGAGGTATTGCTCAAGCTGCAAGGCTGAGTTAATCGACCCGAACGAGAAGCTCATCGCCGACTTCAAAGCCCTCAAGCGCAGCCCTAACGCCACGCAGACCGACGAGGTGTTGCAGATGGATGTGCTGCCCACTACAAGCCAAAAGGGCGAGCGCATGATCCGAGTGGAGTTCGTGACACCGGCCCGCAAGTTCGCGGTGTTCTTCATGCCTGATTCCAAGTCGGCCTACGTCCGCACCCAATGGGCGAACTTTGAAGCCGCCACGGGCGGCGACAAGCCGCGCACAGTGACGTACAAGAAAGAGGACTCGGGCTTTTACCGTGTGCTCGATGTTGACCAACCCACGGACAAAGAACGCCTGGACGCGGCTTTGGCCGCCAATCTGGCGAAGGATGCGGCATGAAGTTCCCCGACTGGCTGCGCGTCTACGGCGACCAATCTTGGCGGGGCGAGTGCCCCACTGAAAGCGCCGAACAGGTGACGTTCATCAACCGGCTGCGCACCCGATGGCCCGACACGCTCGGGCGCGTGGTGGTACACATCCAAAACGAGGGCAAGCGGCACGCTTGGCAGGCGCAGCGCGACAAGGCGGCAGGCATGACGGCGGGCGCGGCTGACATTGTTGTGCCTGGCAGTGTGACGCTGCTGATCGAGTTGAAGCGGCGCGACCACACCCAAAGCCGGTTTCAACCGGGGCAACTTGAATACCTGCAAGCCGCGCACGACATGGGCGCGTTTGTGTGCGTGGCGCTGGGTGCTGATGCTGCCATGCTGGCCGTAGCCGACTGGCTAGCCCTGCAAAAAGAAAGCCCGTCCGCGTGAGCAGGACGGGCCAAACCTCAACAGAGGCAACGCAGGAGAGACAACCAACCGAGGAGAGTTGCGGGTTCAGTGTACACCGTGTCGGGCTACAGTGGCAAGGCCATTTGACGCGGGTCCACTTCGTCCGGTTGTGCCTGCTGCGCCACAAAGCGCGGGGCAGCAAGTAGCCCGGCCCGGTCGGCGCACTTGGGGCCGTATGGGCGACCGTGGTGCCACGCGGCAGGCAGGGCCATGCCACGCCCACACATCACGCATTTGAGGCCCACCACGCTTGTCTTTTTGCGGCTTCGTCCGGGCTGACTGGTTTGTGTCTGTCGCATTGTCTGGGGTAGCTGATGGAGACCATCCGCCATGATTTGTTGTGGTCCACACCGCAGCGTGGCAGACCACGCTTTGCCATGGCGGGGTCGGTTTTGGTGTCTACGTGGGTGCAGGTTAGGCAGGTGACTAGCATTCTGCCGCCAACTCAAACACCGACCGCGCCGCAGTCGTGCGGGGCATGGGGGCTGCGGCGGCGGGAATCCAGCGTTGCACGATGGTGTCCTCGTGGTGCGGTGGGCGAGGTGGGCCGCAGAAGATGGGCTGATGCGTTTCGCTCAGTTTCTTTTTGAGGTACTGCCTGCGGCTCTTGACCAGCGGGTACGGAATGCCGAAGCGTGCCACAGCAGCGGGGCAGCCGTAAGCAAAGATGTAGTCATCCATCTCGGGCGTGAATCGTGTTCGCGGCTGTCGCTTGAGCTTCAGCGCGTCGATCTTGGCCGCTACGGATTTTGATGAGCGCCCACCAAGTGCCGCGCCGATGTCGGCGTAGGTCATCGACCCTAGATTGCGCTCCAAAAACTCCACGTCTTCGCGCGTCCATTTGTTTGCCTTGCTGTGCATTTTGCTCTCCTTACGCCGACACAACCACAGCGCCGCCGCCACGGATGACGGACACTAGGCGCTTGTGGCTCTTTTCTTCTGCCTCGAAATACTCGCGATGCGTCACGACTGACATCACCTCGCGCCACAGGTCAACCAAGCCGCGCAGGTCGGCAAGCTCGCCAGGATAGAGCGCCTTGCTGCCTGTCTTCTTCTGACGGTCAAGGATGCCCACAATGACGGCTTGGATGGACTCCAGATAGTCCTGTCCGCCGCGCATCACGCGGGGCATGGTGACGAAGCGGTCAAGCATGTTGACCACATCGAACACGGCCTGCCAGTCGGCTTGCGTTGCCACGCCTTTTGCGATCTGGTCCACGGCTTGCGCAGATGGTGCGGTTATCCTGTCTTGGTCGTCTTGCGTGAACTTGGCCATGCCTTGAACCGCAAGCGAGATGGGGTCAGCCTTGATGGGCTTTTTGCGGTACTTTTTGCGGGGCTTGGTCATCGCCCGTCCCTCTCATACAAAGCCGTGCGCAGGTAGACCGCTAGGTCAAGCGCCTCCTCGTATGCGTCGCGCAGCGTATCGCGTCCGTTGTGGGGTTGCAGGGGCGTGCCGTAGCGTTCGCGCCCCAGCTTGTCGCGTCCGGCCATGTCCACCATGACAAGGGGCCACACGGCTGGGTGTGCGTTTGGCGTGGGGTCAGGTTGCTCCACCATTGTGATGCGCGGCACGTAGCCGGTGGGCACTTGGTAGTCGTTGTTGCTCATATGGATCTCCCCCGCTTCAGCTTGTCCAGCTTCGCCGGATCGGCGTCATGGTCTAGCTTGGCTCGCGGGTTCTTGGGTGGTTGTGTGAGGTTTACGGGCCGCTTGGGATACTTCTTTTGCGCGGGCAGCTTGGACTCGTAGTCCTTGTCAAACGGGCTCATGTGGCGCGTTTGAGTTCAGCCAGGCACCAGCGCAGAAACTTCACCAGCGGGATGACGTGCTTTGCTCCGTTTTCGTGGGTGACATGCACGCCGTCGGGCTTGTGCTCTGCCCTGATGCGCTCGTGTGGGGGTTTGGGGGGTAGGGTCGTGTTCATGGTGGAGATGTTACGGGCGCGGCGCGTGAGGCGTGATTGATTTTTGCAATTGGTTCCTGCTGATTCATGAGCACAATCAAATAGCCAGCGAGGGGGCGCAAGCGCAGAATAACTACATCGACAACGCAACACACCAAGGAACGCAAGATGACTACCAAGACCACCATCAATGCAGATAGCACCGGCAACGTCACCATCAGCTACATCGACATTTTTGGCGAGCGCGTGACCCGCGAGTTCACGTGCCCAGTCGCTGGGGGCTATGTCCGCGAGGGTGATCGCCAGGTCTGCGAGCGACTGAGCAACATGGGCAACACACTGCGCTGCGGTCAGCGTAGCGATCTCATCAACCTGATTCGCCGCGAATACCGTGCCATGCGCGCTGCGGAAAAGCGCGAAGCCGCTCGCTACAACTAACCCCACCCCCGGCCACGCGCCGGGGATACATCACCACCATAGGAGAAGCTATGACGCAGATTACCTACACCGTAAACGCCTACATCAACCCCTCTTACAACTCAATTGACCGAGTGCGGAGCGGCCAATCAACGCCGCTGCTTTTGAATGCAGAGCCGGGATGTAGCTCATTGAGCGACTACACGTTTGTTGGTCACGGCTCGGTGACCCTTGATGTGGTCAGCGACGACGAGTACGTCAGCGCCCAAATCAGCGCCCTGAACAGCCAACTCCAAACCGTCCGCGCAGAAGCGCAGCAAAAGGAAAACCAGATCCTGCTGCAAATCAGCAAGCTCCAAGCCTTGACGATGGGTTGACCGCCATGTCTGTACCCTGCTATCACACCATCCAAGCCGAGCGCCACCTTGCAGCCGTGGCGCGTGGAGACGAAGCCTTTGCCGCCGCCTGGCAGTCGCTCTACGACGAGTTCATGGCGGGCGTTCGCGCCGGCCTTGGCGCCCTTGTCGATACGCCCGACTATCACAAGCCCCAATCCACGGTGCTGGAGGTGATGTCGGAATATCTGGAGTTTGTCGGCCACCAGCAAGACGTGCGCGAGATGTTCGCCATGCTGATTGACTCAAGCCACGGCCACGACACCAGCGCCCGCGCTTCCGCGCTGATCGAACGCATCGCGGTACACCATGCCAACTACCACGCTGACCGAAAGATGGAGAACCAGCAATGACCGAAGACCGACAAGCCTACTACCGCGAGCTTGCCCACGAAAGCGCATCAGAGCGCCGCTACAGCACCGCGCTGGCCCTGCACCCGCGCTGTGATGACCCGGAGCATCCGGGGTGTGTGTTTTGTCAGGATGAGGAGCCCGAGAATGTTTGACCCCCACACCTACCGCTACGCCCGCACCTGGGCCGAAGTCATCAGCCGCCACCCCTGCGCCGGCGACGAGGCCGTGGCCATCCACCGCTACACGCGCCCGCTGACCGAGCGCCTGGCTGACTACGCCCTGGCTGGCGTGCTGGCCTGCGCCCTGCTGGGTGCTGCGCTGTCTTATTTCGGAGTGCTGACCCCATGACCAAGCCCACCACCATCCCCGAGGCCGTCGAAGCGTGCGCAGACTGGTCGCACCCGCTGCCTCACCCTGACACCAGTCACATCATCAAGAGCACGTTTCCTGCGCCGGCACAACCCGCGCCACGCCGCCGCATCTGCTGGCCATGCGTTGGGATCTGGTCGGTGTTTGGCGTCTGGGTGGGCTTGGCGCTGTCGTGGCTGTGGATTGTCATAGCTGGCAACTATTGACGCACGGCACAACATGAACAAATGCAAACCACGGCGGCTGAGCCGTGGGGCATGATGAATGAAGCCCGCCCACCATCAACCAACTGTCATCGTAGAGGGCGACTGAGGTTAATCGGGCGGGCTTCTTCTTTTCAACTATGACGCGGGATGAATATGGATTACTTGGCGTTTTTACAGTCCAAGCGCCACTCTATCGGCGACTTTGGGTTTGACCCGACATGGATGCCTGATTGTGCATTCGACTTTCAACAGCACATCATCACCAAAGCCACGCGCAAGGGTCGTATCGGCGTTTTTGCAGACACTGGGCTAGGTAAGACGCTGATGCAAGTCAGCATCGCTCACAACATCGTCAGGCACACAAACAAGCGTGTATTGATCCTCACCCCTTTGGCCGTGGCTTTCCAGTTCATCGACGAGGCAAACGGCTTGGGCATTGATGACATTGGACACAGCAAAGACGGAACGCTCAATAGCAAGATTGTGGTCTGCAACTACGAAAGGTTGCACCTGCTGAATGCTGATGACTTCGTGTGCGTCATACTGGACGAGTCATCTATTCTCAAAAACTTTGCGGGCAAAATCCGCGATCAAATCGTGGCGTTCATCAAGCGCGTTCCATACCGTTTTCTGAGCACTGCAACCCCAAGCCCTAACGACTTCATCGAGCTGGGCAACAGTTCCGAGGCGCTGGGCTACATGGGCTACATGGACATGCTGACCAAGTTCTTCAAATCCAATCAGAACAGCGTGGACAGCAACAATCGCAACATCGGCGAGAAGTTCTATCTCAAGCCGCACGCAGAGCGCGACTTTTTTGCATGGGTCAACCAATGGTCAGTCATGGTCAAGAAACCGTCAGACCTTGGCTTCAGTGACGAGGGCTATGACCTTCCGGCCCTGCGCGTCAACAAGCACATCGTTCACAATGAAAAGACGTGGTGCATTGATGACCAGGCCGCACTCTTTGCGATGCCTGCTAAGTCTATGACCGAGGTGCGCGAAGAACAAAAGCTGACTGTCGCCGAGCGATGTGAAAAGGCGGTGGCTTTGGCTGATGGAAAGACTTCGGTTTACTGGTGCAACCTGAACGAAGAAAGCGCACTGCTTGCGGAGCTTGACAAGGATGCTGTCGAGATCATCGGCGGCATGTCGATTGACCAGAAGGAAGAAATCCTTGTCTCGTTCGCCAAAGGCGAGATTCAGCGCCTTGTGACAAAAGCCAAGATGACCAGCATGGGCCTTAACTGGCAGCACTGCAATCACACGGTGTTCTTTCCGACATGGAGCTATGAGCAGTACTACCAAGCCATTCGCCGATTCTGGCGCTTTGGCCAAAAGCGCGAAGTCACCTGTGACATGGTGATTAGCGAAGGGCAAGAGCGCGTCATGGAGGCGCTGGAGCAAAAAACGGAGAAAGCCATCGAGCTATACAGCAACCTCGTCCAAGCAGCAAACCGCGATTTCTCGCACACAACCAAAGAGTTCAACCAATCCATCCAACTGCCGGAGTTCCTGAAATGAACGCAAAAGACCAGATCATCACCAGCGATTACGCCATCTACAACACCGACTGCATGGAGCTTTTGCCGACGCTGCCTGACGAGTCGATTGACCTGTCAATCTACAGCCCCCCATTCGCCGGGCTGTACAACTACAGCAGTAGCGAGCGCGACTTTTCCAACTGCGAGAGCAAAGAGCAGTTTCTGGAGCAGTACGAGTTCCTTGTGGCTCAGATCGCCCGCGTAACCAAGCCTGGCCGGATCACCGCCGTTCACTGTACTGACGTGTTCGACAACGCTTGCCGTCTGTGGGACTTTCCGCACGAGATCATCCGCATTCACGAAAAGTATGGCTTCCAGTACCGCAACCGGATCACGATTTGGAAAGAACCTCTCAAGGTGCGTATGCGCACGATGGTCAAAAGCCTGATGCACAAGCTGATTGTCGAGGATTCGACGCAGTGCTTTACGGCCATGCCCGACTACATGCTGATCCTGACCAAGAAGGGCGATAACGCCGTGCCTGTCACGCATGCGCAAGGGCTGAAGCGGTACTTTGGTGCTACGCCCATCCTGCCGAACATTCTCCAGGCTTGGAATAACGCAAACGAAACAGAGTTCACGGCTGACGAGTTGTGGGAGTACCTGAAGAACAACTTTCACGATCACGAAGACCCGAAGTCGAACAAACTGTCTCACTACATCTGGCAGCGTTACGCCTCAAGCGTTTGGGATGACATCCGCATCGACAATGTTTTGCCGTTCCGTGACTCCAAAGAGGAAGACGACGAGAAGCACGTTCACCCGCTTCAGTTGGATGTGATTGACCGCATTGTCGAGCTGTACAGCAACCCAGGCGAGACAGTGCTAACGCCGTTCATGGGCGTAGGGTCTGAGGTCTATAGCCCTGTTTCATTAGGCCGGAAAGCCATCGGCGTGGAACTAAAGGATAGCTACTTCAAGCAAGCGCGAATCAACTTGCAACACGCGCCGTCCCGCTTTGCTAGCGACGATAGCCAAACCCAAAACGCCCTGTTCTAAGCCATAGCCAAAACCAACACCACCCCGCCACCACTCGGCTAGAGTGGTGGGGTGATGCAAAAGGAGAGAAAGCATGAACACCGAACAGATGCGCGAGGCTTTGCAGTGCTGCATTGCTGCGCTTGAGCGAGTACACCACGCGACAGAGGCTGACCGCTTGGCGGCAGCGGATAAGGCGCGCGCAGTGCTTGCAAACATCACTAAAGAGCCTGCCGATGGGTGGTTGCAGGATGGCGGGCTGTTGTACCGCTTGACCGATGGGAAGTGCCCCGAGAACCGCGACGAAATCAGTGTGACGATGGCCAATGGTTCGCGCACACCTGAAGCCCGCGCCCGCCGCGCTGGCGAGTTGCTGGACCGCATTCGTGGCGGGTATGTCACCCACCCTCAAGAGCCCGCCCGCGTGGGTGGTGTGCCGGAGGGGTTTGATGTGCAGCACCAAATGGCAACAGGTGGGGGTCTTGTGCTCCCGGTGTTCGTGGTGCGGGACACATCCACTCAATTAGCTGAAGACGTTTTCCAGGATGGGTCGCCTGTTGTTTACGCATTGCTGAAGGCGTGGCTCACCGCCGCCCCTCAAGCCCCTGCTGATGCAAGGATGGTGGCGGCTCCTGTTGAAAGCTATCC